TGTTTTTCCTAGTTCCCCAAATCTCAAGATCAGCATAATCAGGGTTTCGCTTAACTAATTCCCTTGCCAATGACTTCATAGCTATCGGATTGGTTGTAACTACATCACTTAAATATAACAAATCTCCATCCGCATAATGCTTTGGAGGATTTTGGAAAATTTCGTCATCCTCTATATTTTCTAAATCTTTTTTATTCCAACGCCACCAAGTGGTAATACCAATTACTTCACCCTTGTCATTTCTAACGAATAATAAAGTGCCTTGATTTAGGTGGTAGTGTAGAAAGTTTTTCGTACTTTCCCATGTCCATGCGTGTTTAGGAAAACATCTTTCTTTATCATGTGTACGGGCATAATCTGTAAGCTCATTAAGTAACTCATGCAGTTCTGTCTTAGATTCGACTTTTTCTAAAATACTCATGTGCTAATATTCGCCCCCAACGCGACCACCTTCCAATTTGACCCATCACTCACCGCGACCGTTGCCGCACCCGAATTTCCATCAGTAACATAAATCATCTGCCCCGCAGGACTCGCGGATGGTACTCCGCTGACTGCATAACTCTTTAGCGTCATAATGGTCCCACTTATGGTCCCACCCGTTATCGCTACTGCGTTGCTTGCTTGGGTGGCAATCGTGCCAAGTCCAAGGTTCGATCTCGCGGCACTTGCGGAGGTTGCGTTTGTCCCGCCATCCCCAATTGCGATGGGTGAGGATAAGCCACTTACCGTTCCTCCTGTGATGTTCACATTCGATTCGTTGATCGTGACAGTTGGTTCACCAAGTTGATTTAATGCGGCGGCGGTTACATCCACGCCTGTGGCAAATGTAAAACCTCTTGTGACTGACGCAGTGATTGCCATTACGCAACTTCCCTCCTGGCGTTGAGTCCATTCGCAATCGCTTCCAAGCTAATGTGTCTAAAACTTGGTCTCCCCGCAGTGACATCAATCTCAACCGAAGCCCCATAGCCACGCACCCTACCCGTTCCAAACCGCAATAACGCTTCTTCGGTCCCCGAAGCGGTGTGCGTCAAGACAGTGCTTGATGTGTCAGGATCGATGGTGTTGACCTTTACGGTGAACGCATCAGATGCCACAGTGTTGACTCCGACTTGTCCGCGTCTCCAACGCTTGACATCGACACTATCAAAGGTGAAGGATCTCGTCTTTAGCTTACCCGCGATTGCGGTTGTGCCGGATTCTGAAGTTGATCCAATCTTGCGACCTGAATCGTCTATTTGGTTTTCTTCCATCAGGTAAAACCCGGTGTCATTGCAGGCGAAGAGTCTGCGTCTTGGTGGGTCTGAGCTATTGTCGTGCATACAAACCACCCAATCGTCTACATGGAATGCCAAATTATCAAACATTGCAGGATATGAATTTACGCTAGTCCAAGTTGATGAAAGCAAGTCAAACTCAAAAATTTTATTTGGTACAGTTGAGCTACCTGTCGGACAGGCCAAAATATAACGATTGTCGAACACCACTCCACAAGACTTATGAGCATAATCAAAGTTTACCTCATCAAACTGATCCTGTATTGGGCGGGTCATCGGTATGGTTTCTCCGCTTACTTTCGAAATTGCGACTCCGAGACCTTTTGCAGGGTCCGTGCCAGGAGACAGTACAATGACCCCATTGTCTGACAGGAAGAAAGTTTGGGGTCCACTCTGTGCGATACTCTTGCGAGCTACACATCCATGCTGACGGGTGATCTCGTAAGTGTTTGCCGCGCTCACCGTGGCAATATTGTTAATCATGTGGATACTATTACGCATGAACACAATCAACTGATCTTCCTGATAGGGAAAGAATCCTACGAGTTTATCCGCACTTCCCTTGTTAATTCTGAATTGTGCGTCTGCGGTGGTGTACACATCCGTATTGAGCAGATTGCTCATCAGGACCGTGTAGTTCGAATCTGTGGGTTGTGGAATAATTAAGCGGTTACGAAAGAATAAACCAAAGTCCGTATTTGGGCATTGGATGTTTCCGCCTCCTGGGCTTGCATTTGCTTTGACCACGAAGTCAGTTGGTGATGCAAAGTCTCCATCCCATTCAAGTGGGGTTTTATTTTTACCACGAAATAGGATCAGTTTCTCTAAGGACTGAACAAAGGATGCTCCATCCGCATCTGCGACTACCTCACCACCGGGGTAATCAATTGCGATACCTGAGTTGTTCGCGTCATTCCAAATGATTGCTTTTGTCTTGGTCGCAACCACCACAAACTCAGTGCCTGTTGCCGGGTCTGAGAAGAGTGTTGATGCAAATACACGCTCATCTGAACCATTGTAGGTGAGGGTTAGGTTTCCTGCTAGGAAATCAATACCTTTGCGGGTCTCCGCCAGGTCTCCGGTTAGACGCATATTCTCGCTAGTCTCCACAAATCCACCCTGCAAGGATGTGTTCTCCAGGTATGAATCGATACCACGAAATCCGCGATCCCCGTCTACTAAGATAGGATCGTCAAGCGGACCATTTGGAGTGTAGCGTGGCATTACCTCTTGGTGATCTCTTGGTAAAGTTTGATGCTCATGTAGACCAAGGTTACTAAGCCAACAAGGATTCCGATTGCGGAATCAAATGCGGATAATCCGAAGGTTGCGAGCGTCCCGCTCATGCCTATATACGAAACTCGATCAAACATTATCTTCTCCCTCCAGGTGTGAAATAAAATCCTATGATTAACGGCAACACGACGGTCGCTTCGAAGAGTGCAATATGTCCCGTTGTAACAACCAAAGGGGCTTGCTCTGCCGGAAAACTGAAGAGTCCGAATAGGAACTCTCTTCGTCCTTCTCCGGTAATATTTGTTGTACTGACGAGTGGAACGCTTGGGAAGATGGTTGTGATACAGGTGATGAAGCTGAGCGTGAACATCCCGATAAGAGCAAGCATACGACGAGTAGCACGAGTAAAAGCTCCGCCAGGACCACTATTGAGTGACGCTTGGAATTGTAGAGCGAACTCATTGTTACGACATTCCCTCGCCATTTCCATTTCATACTTCTGTTGACGAGCATCGGTAACCGCCCCAAACACGCCTTTGAGAATACTCCCCATTGCGGCCGAGCCGCCACCGGTAAGAAAGAGCGTAAGTAACTCAAACATTTCATTTGCCCTCCAAGCGTTTGAATAAATTCTTCACATCCTCGCGCCGATCCTCGGCTAGCTTGGTCAGGTAAGCGAGATCCTTGGATTGCCCGGCATTCGCAATTTCAAGCTGACGCAGTCTCTCATTCATCTTTTCAAGTTCCCACTTGTTGCGCTTAATGAAGAACGCAAGGATGGAGAGGGCAACGCCAACTCCCGCAAACATATAATGGGAAACTTCCATATCATTGCCCAACAGGTCGATACCTTATTTCCTCTATTAATTCTTCATGTTTCGCCTGTTGCTTCTCCAAGAAAAGCAAACGCATATTTTGCTCGGCATCATCCGGTAATGCACCAAGTTCTCCTCTTGGCCATTTGATGCGAAACTCCGAGTTCATCTCAACTTCGTGATGCAGGCGCATAAGTTCAACATCTATGCTTTGAATGTCTGCGATCATGGAAGAATAAAACCATACACTTGCTCCGACTATTCCAATAGTCTTCCCAACAAACGCCAGGTTGGCGCGTATCTGTGTATTCTCTCCGACTTCCGTTGCCATTACTCAGGTACATTCCATGTTGGATCGTAGTCTACTAGATCGCTTGCGTTAAATTGATCGTCGCATTTCCAAGTACCGTCCTCGCAAACAGGCATGATGTACTTCCCATAATCTGCGTTCTCAGAATTACCAACCTGTTGGATTTCTGCATAACTAGTTGTTCCTTTACCATTAGGAATACCCAAGTGTGACTGCAAAGAATTATTCCTTGATGTCCAACCTGATTGAGATGTGTATAATCTGTATTTCACGATGGTACTGATGAGCTTAAAAGTGGTTGCGCGCTTGCGGTTGATTGCACGAGGTTGTTTCCGCCTAAACCTGCATCTGTGATAGTACTAACACTTGCACCTACCCCTGCCGCTCCATCTGTGCCTGTGTCTCCCATCCGCCACCAACCGATTGGTTTCAAACCCGAAAGATCGGGAGCGCCTGATCCGTCTCCATAAATGCTCGCAATATTGGAAGATTGATCGCTTGTCCAAAAAGAAACTTCGTCAACTTGACCGTTTAGTCTACTTCCATTTCCTCCACGACCAAGGCCTACAAATAAGTTGTAAGGTGAATGTGTTTTAACATCTGAAACGCTTTGCGAGCCAACAAGTGAACCGTTGAAATAAACCTTCATTGTTGAACCATCCCAACATTGTAAGAAGTGATACCATACACCCGTGCTAAGAGTTGTGGTAAGTGTAACTACCTTTGTAGAAGAAGCTCCGTTATGATAAAACTCTGTGTTGCTTGCACTATTTGTACGTACATAACTTGGAGAAAAGCTAAAGAAACCTGGATTATTTGAATCGTCTACATTATACTTTGTCATTAGCGACCAAGGACCGCTCAAACTAGTAAAAGCATCATAGTTTACCCAACATGCAATGGTGTACGCATTCGTGGTAGTCGGATCAATGCCTGTATTTCCTGTTCGCATTTGATCATTTGATCCATCGAAATCGCAAGAAAGGGCGTTTGCAAACGCACCACCGCCACCCGCCGCTCGACCGCTTGATGTCGCAGACTTTCCGCCTCCTAAGCCGAGGCCGAGGGATATAACGGATGATCCCATCCTAGATGTTGTAGGCTATTACCGCACCACTCGTAAGATCGATGCTTGTGAAGTTTCCGTAAATCACGGTTCCGGCAGATAAGGTTGTGTTATCCACGGGTTGGCAAAGATTATCCAAGTTGGTGATGTTGGATGCCTGTGCTTGAATGACGGTGTCTTCAGTTGCTTGGATCGCAAAGAATTTGCCCGTATGTACCGCTGTATCGTTTATGTACTCGCCTCCGTTGAGACCTAATCCTCTGTATTCTGATGCCATGATATTATATTCCTGTTGGTGATGTAGTTCCGTAAGTGATAAATTGTAAGTTGCTTGATTGCATAGATTGGCGCTCAAGCTTGTCTAGTTCCTGCAAGATGACCGCTTCTGCTTGTGCTTGGATTGGACCCGCTTTCTCAAATTGCGAGTCTGCCAAAAGATAGTCCGCATACGCTCCAAGCACTGCATATTCAGAGAACACATAAGGGAACTCTTCGCCTGCGGCATAGCCAGGGAATGGTGTGCGGTAAAGTACATAGACAGGCGTTGTACTTGAGCGGTCAACTA